TGATGCTATGCATTATTCTGTTGGTCAAGAAGTTTACGGTGGTCATACTATTTGTAATATAATAGAAGAAGAAGATAAATTTTCTATTTACATCAAAAAAAACAAAGACATATTACCATGGAAAGACTTCAATAAAAACATGGCAGTATCTGTAGAATATAACTTAGAATATTAAAAATATGGCATTTAAAATGAAAAGTCCGACACTATTAAAAATGGTATCGGCACTAAAAAGAAAAATAAAACCAATGATTCCTACAGCAGGGCCTACAGATGGTGTAACTGCTAGAGATGTTGAGACTGAATACGAAGAGGCTTTTAGAGGTTTGGCACCAAGAGGTAGTGTCAGTGACGTTCTTAAAAGAAGACAAGATCGATACAAACGTGGTTATGACGAGTACGGTAAAAAAATTAAACCTGGTTCTAAAATAACAAAGAACAAGAAAGGGTGAAAGCTCCTTTTGACTTCGTTATAAAGCCAAAAGGAAATAGATATAATAACACTAAAAAAGTTGGTGATAAAAACTTAATATTAAACACAGAAATATTTAATCACGAGTTTGTAAATAGAGAAGCTGTAGTTATATCGACACCTGTCGCTTTTAAAACAGATATAAAACCAGGTGATACTATTATAGTACACCACAACGTTTTTAGACGTTGGCATAACGTTAAAAATATAGAAAAAAATAGCAGAAGCTTTTTTAACGAAAACACTTATCTAGTTAAGGAAGATCAAATATTTTTGTATAAAACAAAAAACAATTGGAAGCCAATGAAAGGTTATTGTTTTGTACAACCTATAAAAACAAAAGATAAGTATAACGTAGAACAAGAAGATCCATATAAAGGTATAATTAAATATACTGATGGTGAGTTTAAAGTTGATGAGCTTGTAGGTTTCACACCTTTTTCTAAATATGAATTTATAATAGATGGTGTAAAACTTTATAGAGTTATGAACCAATTTATTACAATTAAATATGAATATCAAGGAAACGAAGAAACTTATAATCCAAGCTGGGCACAAGGCAGTTGAAGAGCTGATTAACGTTGCTAAAGAAAAAATAATAACTAACACGGAAGATGATGTTAGTGCTGATAGATTAAAAAACGCTGCAGCTACAAAGAAGCTAGCTATATTTGATGCGTTTGAAATATTAAACAGAATACAAGAAGAAGAGAATATACTTGAAGGTAAAGAACCTCAAAAAAAAGAAAAAGTATTTAAAGGTTTTGCTGAAGGTAGATCAAGATGAGTTACAAACAAACACTAATTAAAATAATCGAACCTGTTAAGCGTACGACTATAACTCGTATGAATAAAGGTAAAAAATGGAAATATGGGTATAATAAAGAACATGATATTATCGTTATATCAAAAAATGGGACAATTGGTGAAATACTTGAAGTGCAAGGTTTACGCATTGCGTTACCAAAGCTGCCAACCAACTTGTACGTGCATGCCAAGCGAAAATGGCAAAGGATAGAATATCCAAAAGAATTATCTAAATTAAAAAATATATTTGACTGGCGTAGCTATCCTGAAGAAGCTAAAGACCAGTGGTATGATTATATAGACGAAGAGTTTAAACGTAGAGACGAAGGTTTTTGGTTTGATAATAAAGGTAAACCAACTTACATAACGGGTAGTCACTATATGTACTTGCAGTGGAGTAAAATAGATGTGGGTGCACCTGATTTTAGAGAAGCAAATAGAATATTTTATTTGTTTTGGGAAGCATGCAAAGCTGATACGAGGTGTTATGGTATGTGCTACTTAAAAAATAGAAGATCTGGTTTTTCTTTCATGTCATCAGCTGAAACGGTTAATTTAGCAACACTTGCAAGTGATAGTAGATATGGAATATTATCAAAAAGTGGAAGTGATGCTAAAAAAATGTTTACCGACAAAGTTGTACCAATATCTGTTAACTATCCGTTTTTCTTTAAACCGATACAAGATGGTATGGATAGACCTAAGTCTGAGCTTGCTTACCGTGTACCTGCGAGTAAGTTTACTCGTAAAAAAATTATTACAAACCAAAAGCAAGAAGATTTAGTTGGGCTTGATACAACTATAGACTGGAAAAACACAGGTGATAATAGTTATGACGGTGAAAAGCTAAACTTATTAGTGCACGATGAAAGCGGTAAATGGGAAAGACCAGATAATATATTAAACAACTGGCGTGTAACTAAAACATGTTTACGTTTAGGTAGTAAAGTAGTTGGTAAGTGTATGATGGGTAGTACTAGTAATTCGCTAGATAAAGGTGGTAATAACTTTAAAAAATTATACAATGACTCAGATGTTAATAGACGAAACCGTAATGGACAAACAAAGTCTGGGCTTTATTCTCTCTTTATCCCTATGGAGTGGAACTACGAAGGATTTATTGATGAATACGGACATCCAGTCTTTAATAGTCCAAGTGATGATGTTTTCGGACCAGACGGTGAACTAATAGATTATGGTATAATAGACTATTGGCAAAATGAAGTTGATGGTTTAAAAAACGATCAAGACGCTTTAAATGAATTTTATCGACAGTTTCCAAGAACTGAAGAACACGCGTTTAGAGATGAAGCAAAAAATAGTATATTTAACTTAGTTAAGATATACGAACAAATAGATTATAACGATGGTACAGGTAGCATAAATATTTCTACTGGTAACTTTCAATGGTTAAATGGAGTAAAAGATACAAATGTAATATTTTACCCAGATCCAAAAGGTAGATTTAAAATAAGCTGGATACCACAAGAACATTTACAAAATAAAATTATAATAAAAAATGCAATCAAATATCCTGGCAACGATCATATGGGCGCTTTTGGCTGCGACAGCTACGATATTAGCGGTACTGTAGACGGAAGAGGTTCTAACGGAGCTTTACATGGTTTAACAAAGTTTAGCATGGAAGACGCTCCACCAAATCATTTTTTCTTAGAATATATAGCTAGACCACAAACAGCTGATATATTTTTTGAAGACGTGTTAATGGCTTTAGTGTTTTACGGTATGCCATTACTAGCAGAAAATAATAAACCAAGATTATTATACTATTTACGAAGAAGAGGTTATAGAGGTTATAGTATGAATCGCCCTGATAAATCTTGGAATAAATTATCTACAGCAGAAAAAGAAATAGGTGGTATACCTAATTCAAGTGAAGATATAAAACAAGCTCACGCTGCTGCTATAGAAACATATATACAAAACCATGTTGGTCATATTAATGAAGGTAATTATGGTAATATATATTTTAACAAAACATTAAACGATTGGGCAAAGTTTGATATAAATAGAAGAACTAAATTTGATGCTTCTATAAGTAGCGGTTTAGCTATAATGGCATGTAATAGACATTTGTACGCACCAAACGTTAAAGTAGAAAAATCAAAACTAAATATTAGTATTGCTAAGTATAACAATACTGGAAATATGTCAAAATTAATTAAGAGATAATATGAGTTATTATAAAAATTTTCCTAGCCAAGTTGTAAGCGATGCAGAAAAATCTACGTATGAGTATGGTTTGAAAGTTGCAAAAGCTATACAGAGAGAGTGGTTTAATGAAGGGCAAGGTTATCAAAATAGTAGATATCATCATAACTATAATAACTTTCACAAGTTAAGGTTATATGCTAGAGGTGAGCAGTCGGTTCAAAAATATAAAGACGAGTTATCTATAAACGGTGACTTAAGCTACTTAAATCTTGACTGGAAACCCGTACCTATAATATCTAAATTTGTAGACATAGTTGTAAATGGTATATCAGAAAGACAATATGCTGTAAAAGCTTATTCGCAAGATCCTTTTGGTGTTGAGAAAAGAACTAAGTATATGGAGTCTATATTAAATGATATTAATGCTAAAAGCTTTGATGCTATAGCTAAGCAAAAACTTAATATGGACTTGCGAGAAAACAAGCAAGATGATTTACCAGAAACACCCGAAGAACTTGACTTACACATGTCTCTTAATTACAAACAAGCCGTAGAAATAGCTGAAGAGCAAGCTATAAATGTTTTACTTGAAGGTAACAAATACGATTTAACTAGAAAAAGAGTATTGTATGATTTAACAGTTTTAGGTATTGCTGCTTGTAAAACAACATTCAATACTTCTGAAGGTGTAAAAGTTGAATATGTTGATCCAGCTAATATAGTTTATTCACATACAGAGTCACCTTACTTTGATGATATATATTATGTTGGTGAAGTAAAAACTATACCTATAAACGAATTTATAAAAGAGTTTCCTGGTATACCAGATAGTGAGCTTGAAGAGTTAACTAAAAGCTCTTATCAAATGAACTACAGGTATGGTAATCGTAGAAATAATGTAGAAGAAGATAATAATAAAATAGATATATTATACTTTAATTATAAAACTTATAATCATGAAGTTTATAAATTAAAAGAAACTGCAACTGGATTACAAAAAATAATAGAAAAAGACGATACGTTTAATCCACCTACAGGTGAAGATTTAGCTTTTGAAAGGTTAGGTAGAAAAATAGAGTGTTTATATGAAGGAGCTTTAATATTAGGTACTGATAAACTTATTAAGTGGCAAAAGGCTGATAACATGATGAGACCTAAAAGTGATTTTACAAAAGTAAAAATGAACTACTCAATAACAGCTCCACGTATGTATGAAGGTCGTATAGAGTCATTAGTTAGTAGAATTACTGGTTTTGCTGATATGATACAGCTTACGCATTTAAAGTTACAGCAAGTAATGTCACGTATGATACCTGACGGTATTTATTTAGATGCTGATGGTCTTGCTGAAATAGATTTAGGCAACGGAACAAATTATAACCCACAAGAAGCTTTAAATATGTTTTTTCAAACAGGTAGTATAATTGGTAGATCAATGACTTCTGAAGGTGATCCTAATCCTGGTAAAATACCTATACAAGAAATACAGTCAGGTGGTGGTGCTAAAATGAACGGTTTAATACAAACCTACAACTACTACTTGCAAATGATAAGAGATACGACAGGACTTAATGAAGCAAGAGATGGTAGCATGCCAGATCCTAAATCTTTAGTTGGTGTACAAAAATTAGCGGCAGCTAATAGCAACACAGCTACAAGACATATATTACAGTCAGGTGCTTTTATAACGCAAGAAATAGCAGAGCAACTATCACTTAGAATATCTGACGTTTTAGAATATTCACCAACAGCAAACGCTTTCGTACAAGCTATAGGTTCACATAATGTAGCTACTTTAAACGAAATGAAAAATTTACACTTGTATGATTTTGGTATATTTATAGAGTTACAACCAGATGAAGAAGAAAAACAATTACTTGAAAATAATATACAAACAGCATTATCTCAACAAACTATAGATTTAGAAGATGCTATTGATCTTAGAGAAGTTAAAAATATAAAACTAGCTAATCAGCTTTTAAAAATAAGAAGAAAGAAGAAAGTTAAAAAAGATCAAATGATGCAACAGCAAAACATGAAAGCTCAAGCTGATGCAAACGCCCAACAAACTCAAGCTTCAGCTCAAGCAGAAATGCAAAAGCAACAAGCTTCAATGCAGAACGAAATACAGTTAGCTACACAAAGAGGTGAAATAGAAAAAGGTAAACTTCACGCTGAAGCTGAAGTTAAAAAAGCTTTAATGGATCATGAGTTTGAGTTAAACATGAAAATGAAAGAAATGGAGTTAAAAATGTTACAGTCAAGAGAACAGGCAAAAGAAACTAATAAAAAAAGAATAAGCGACAATCAAATAAAATCAAACGAAAAAATACAAGATAGAAAGTTAAAAGGTTTTGAGTCTTCAGGAAACGATGTTATCGGGTCTGGTTTAGGTTTAGAAGCTTTTGGCCCTAGATAAATTTATTAATTATTATTATATTATATTATGGAAGAAAACAAAAATGTTACGGCTGAAGAGCCTAAAGCAGATAATACTGTAGAAAAACTAAAGGTTAAAAAACCTAAAATGAAAAAATTAAAACAAGACAATGAACCTATAAAAGTTGATTTGTCAAAACCTCAACAAACAGAAGATAATGTTACTAAAGTAGACATATCTGAAAATAAACTTGAAGTTGAAGAGGTTACAGAAGAAATTAAACCTGTTGAAGAAAAGCAAGAAGAAAAGCAAGAAGAAACTCCTGTTGTACAAGAAATAACAGAAGAAGAAGCTAAAGAAGTTGAAGAGTTAGTTACAGAAACTAAAGAAGCTATAGTTGAAGCTCAACAAACAGGTAGAGAGTTACCAGAAAATATTCAAAAGTTAATGAACTTTATGGAAGAAACTGGTGGTGATTTAAATGATTATGTAAGACTTAATAGAGATTATTCTGATATGGACAATCATACTTTATTAAGAGAGTATTACAAAAATACAAAACCACATTTAACTGATGAAGAAGTTAGTTTTATGATGGACGATCAGTTTTCTTATGATGAAGAAGAAAATGATGAAAAAGAAATTAAAAGAAAAAAGTTAGCGTTAAAAGAGCAAGTTGCCAGCGCTAAAGCCCACTTGGACGGGCAGAAGTCCAAATACTATGAAGAAATCAAAGCTGGTTCAAAGCTTACGAGTGAGCAACAGAAAGCAGTAGATTTTTTTAATAGATACAACAAAGAGCAAGAGTCTAACAAGAAGATTCAAGAGCAAAATAAAAAAACGTTTTTAAATAAAACTAATGAAGTTTTTGGAGACAAGTTCAAAGGTTTTGAATATAATGTCGGAGACAAAAGATTCAGGTTTAATGTTAAAGATGTGGATCAGGTTAAAGAAGATCAAAGCGATATTAATAATTTTGTTAAGAGGTTCTTAAACAAAAACAGTGAAATAGAAGACGCTAATGGTTATCATAAATCTTTATTTACAGCTACGAACGCTGATGCTATTGCTAAACACTTTTACGAGCAAGGTAAAGCTGATGCTTTAAAAGATAGTATTGCTAAGTCTAAAAATGTTAATATGGACGCAAGACAATCTCATAACGCGCCAGTTGATACTAACGGTTTAAAGTTTAGAGTGTTAGGCGCAGATAACGTAAGACAAAACTCTGAGTTTAAAATTAGAAAAAAGAAATAAATAATTAATTAAAAAAAAACAATAAAAATGGCAATTACAAGTGCGAGTGGTATTGATGCTGCTCCAAGAAAACAAACGTTGCCGTCTAACTACGTAGACTTTACGTCAAATGATACTGAAGGTTGGGCGCAACAATATTTACCAGATCTTATGGAAAAAGAAGCTGAGATCTATGGTAAAAGAACAATAGCTGGTTTTTTAGCTCAAGTAGGAGCTGAAGAGCCATCAGCTGCTGATAGAGTAATCTGGTCAGAGCAAGGTAGATTACATTTAGCTTATACAGCTACTTGCAACAATTCTGGAAGTGTTTCTGACAACTCATTTTCAATCGTTAATGATGTTGATGGAAATACTGTTACTACTAATCATGGTATTCGTGTAGGTGACACAGTTCTTGTTTCTCAAGCTGGTGCTACTATAAGAGGATTTGTTAGTGTTGCAAATGGCGGAACTAATGACGATGTTACAATTCTTCCTTACAGTCACGCTGATTGTGATCAAGCTGGTTTAAGTAATGACTCAAATCCTGAAGCATTTAGAATATTAGTTTATGGTTCTGAATTTGCTAAAGGTCAAGATAGTAGATCTTCTGCTAACTCACCTAAATTCAAGTCACACTCTAACAAACACATCATATTAAAAGATTACTACGAAGTATCTGGATCTGATGCGTCTGCTATTGGTTGGGTAGAAATATCTGGCGAAGAAGGTCAAAGCGGTTACCTGTGGTACTTAAAAGCTGAAGGTGATACAAGAGCTAGATTTACTGATTATTTAGAAATGGCTATGATGGAAAGTGAGTTAAGCTTAGATGGTGCTCCTTCTGGTGTACCAACTAACGCTAATGATACTGGCGCTAATGGTTCTGGTACTGAAGGTTTATTCAAAGCTATTGAAACCAGAGGTCACCAAACTACTGGTATAACTGGTGTTAACGCTGCTACTGATTTAGCTGAGTTTGATGCTATCTTAGCTGTATTCGACCAAAACGGTGCTATTGAAGAAAACATGATGTTTGTAGACAGATCAACTAGCTTAGCTATTGATGACATGTTAGCTTCTATGAACTCATACGGTTCTGGCGGTACTTCATACGGAGTATTCGATAATGAAGAAGACATGGCGTTAAACTTAGGTTTTTCAGGATTTAGAAGAGGTTCATATGACTTCTACAAATCTGACTTCAAATATCTTAATGATAAAGGTACGAGAGGAGCTTTAAATGATACTGTAAACAATATCAGAGGTGTTGTTATACCAGCTGGTGTTTCTTCAGTTTATGATGAGGTTTTAGGTAAAAACCTAAAAAGACCTTTCTTACACGTAAGATACAGACAATCAGATACTGAGTCTAGAAGAATGAAGACTTGGGTTACTGGTTCTGTAGGTGCTGTAACGTCTGGTAAAGATGTGATGGAAGTACACTACTTATCTGAAAGATGTTTAATTACACAAGGAGCTAATAACTTCATGTTAATGAACTAATCATTATTTTTAAAGTCGAGGCTTCGGCCTCGGCTTTTATTTTATTAATTTTATTATATATTATATTATGGCAAAAAAGAAAACAAAAGTGGAAGTTGAAGAAACTACACAAATAGTTGAGACTCCAGTGGTCAAAACACAAAGAAAAAACCCTCATCCAGAAGACGGTTGGGAAATAAAAGATAGAATGTATTACTTAACAAAAGGTAGAACACCTTTAACTTATTTAATAAGAGGTAGTAATATATTTTGGTTTGATGAAGAAAAAGGTTACGAGAGAGAATTAAAATATACTTCTAATCAAAAAACTTGTTTTGTTGATGAAATGAAAGGTGATCAAAGATTAGAACATATTATATTTCAAAATGGTTCTTTATTTGTTCCTAAAAATAAAACAGTTTTACAAAAACTATTGTCTTTGTATCACCCTCATAAAAATGTTTTATTTGAAGAACATAAACCGGCTGAAATTGCTTCTGATGAAATAGATATTTTAGAGGTAGAAATAGAAGCGTTAAATGCTGCTAGAAACTTAGATATTGAATTAGCAGAAGCTGTTATGAGAGTAGAGCTTGGTTCTAAGGTATCAGAGATGAGTTCTAAAGAGCTTAAACGTGATTTGTTATTATACGCTAAGAGAAACCCTGTTTTATTCTTAGAATTAGTTAGTGATGAAAATGTTTATCTTAGAAATACAGGTATCAAAGCAGTAGAAGCAGGAATTATTAAGTTATCACCAGATCAAAGAACTTTTATGTGGACTTCTAATGAAAGAAAACTAATGACAGTTCCTTTTGACGAGCACCCATACTCAGCTTTAGCCGCTTGGTTTAAAACTGATGAAGGTATGGAAATATACTCAAGTATAGAAAAAAGATTAAAATAATCTAACTGTAGTGGTAGTCGCCCTACGGGGCGATTACTAACTACTAATAAAAAAATAAATGGCGGAAATAAAAGTAGACACAGTATATCAAAAAGTTTTAGCTATTGCTAACAAAGAACAAAGAGGTTATATAACACCTCAAGAGTTTAATCTTATAGCAGATCAAGCTCAAAAATCTATAATTGAACAGTATTTTAACGACTTAGATCAAGCTAGAAGACAACCTAGTAATGATACGTTTTATGCTGATAAAGTAGATTTTATAGAAATGAAACTACAAGAGTTTGAAAGAAATGATCCGAAAGCTACAGTAAATAATTACTCTTCAATTAATACAACTAATCCAGAAATAAAATTTTTACCAGATTATATATATAAAGTTCACAGAGTAGAATATAACAACAATAATTGTGAAATAGTAAACACAAGCGATTTTAATGATTACATATACGGTAGCTCTTTGTTTAGACCAACACCTACTAGACCTATAGCTAATATTAGAAATAATATATTAAGAGTTTCAGCTGGTATTAATTTTTTTGTACAACCAACTAGTGTTGTATATTTTAAGTTGCCACCCGCACCAAGTTTTGGTTATGTTGTTGTAAACGGTGAAGCTTTATATAACGCTACTAATTCTACAAACTTTCAACTACACCCCTCAGAAGAAGAACTTTTAGTATTTAAAATATTAGAATTAGCAGGTATAACAATATCAAAACCAGATTTAGTTAATATAGCTAACCAAGAACAAGCAGAAATAAAAACTCAACAAAAATCATAACACATGCCAGTAATTCAAGGACAAACAACAAACAGTTATTATAGTGGAAATAATTTAGGTAGTTATCAGTTTGTTTCATTAAACGATATTATAAGCAATTTTAATCTTACTTATGTTGGTGAAAATAAAATAATACCTAAAGTTAGTAGGTCACAAATAGCTTTTCACGCGCAGCGAGCTATACAGGAATTAAGCTATGACACTTTTAAATCTATTAAATCACAAGAAATAGTATTACCACCTTCTTTGGTAATGAAACTTCCTCAAGACTATGTTAATTATACGAAGCTATGCTGGTCAGATAGTTCAGGTATAGAGCATGTTATATATCCTGCTATAAAAACTTCTAATCCTAATAGAGTAGCTCAAGAAACTAATGGTTTATATATGTTTGAAAAAGGTACTGATTCTGAAAGACAAGGTTTATATGAGTTTCAACAAGAGTTTCAATTTTTCTCATATTCAAATGGTTCAACAGGTCCATTTAAAATAAGAGCTTCTGCTTTAAACAATCCTTACCCTAGAAGTCCTGCTAACGACCCACCAGACACTAACCCTTTATTTGTAGGTATGGAAATAATCAGCCCATTATTTCCAGCTGGTACAACAATAGCAAGTGTTTCTGAAATAGATATTAATAGTCCAGGTGAATTTGAATTTACAACAAACGTAGCTTCTAACAGCGCTGGTCCAACAGGGCCAATTATGACGTTTATAGGTAATAGTAGAACTTGGGATAATTATAAATCTCATACACCTTCAGAAAATAATGTTGATGATTATGAAGATGATGTTTTTTGGCCTAATATGGGTGGACGTTTTGGTCTAGATCCTCAACACGCTCAGGTTAATGGATCATTTTATATAGATGAATTAAGAGGTAGAATACATTTTTCAAGTAATATTTCAGGAAAAACTGTAATACTAAAATATATAAGTGATGGTCTTGGCACTGAAGAAGAAATGATAGTGCATAAGTTTGCTGAAGAAGCTATGTATAAAAGCATAGCTTTTGGTATATTATCGACATCAGCTTCTGGTCAAGGTTTAGTACCAAGATTTAAAAAAGAAAAATACGCTGCTATAAGAACAGCTAAATTAAGATTATCAAATTTAAAAATAGAAGAACTTACGCAAATTATGCGTGGTAAATCTAAAGTAATAAAACATTAATACATGCCTGAATTAAAGAGAGGCTTCTCTAAATCTCGTATGAATAAAGACCTTGATGAAAGAATAATTCCTCAAGGTGAATATAGAGAAGCGTTAAACGTACAAGTAGATACTTCAGATGGCTCTGACGCTGGGTCATTACAAACTATATTAGGTAATGATATAATATCACAAACAACACTTGCTACTAGTTTGTTATCAGTTTCTGCTATATGTATAGGTTCAGTTGCTGATGAAAAAAATAATAGTATTTATTATTTTGT